GCAATTTCTTTATCCTGTAGAGAGTTGAGGAATCTAAACTCTACATTGATTTCCGTCTGTGGCAATTGAAAAGTAAATCTATTATCACCCGCAACAGCTGGCTCAATATCAAGAGTCTTCATTTGAAGATTACTCAAATCAAAAATGTGCTTGGTTGTCTCGCCGCAACCTGGACAATCCATTTCTACTTCATAATCAGATCCATATCCACTAACACGCAGAAATGTAACAATGGCATTCTTATCGCCCGACAAGAGTTCTTCAACATTAATTCTCTTATCAGATAAGCAAGCGCCAATAACGGCATCAATAGCCTTCCCACTTCTAAGCAAAGAACGGGAAGTAAGAATATCTTCGTCAGCTGCCGTAAGATGTCTTAGCTCCAACTCTTTAACATTATGTAAGTGGGAATTTATAGGATATACTTTACCTCCGGACGGAAGCTGAACGAAGTCAGTTGGTACTTTGAATCCAGCTACTTCGTCAGCTTGTTGTCCGAGATTCTTTGCTCTACTAAAAGCAGCTTCCTCTTCTGGAGTAAGCTCTATTCGTGCTATCGGGTTTCCTTCTTGATCTTCTTGGTCTTCTTTCAAATCGACATTAATTTCTGTCATTTACTTCCTTTCTAAAAACATTTAAAAAAACCTTAATAAAATTTTTAGTACCTAAGTATGCACTCATCCATGCGAACTGTAATGTCAATAGGAAGCGGCTCGCTGGAAGCCATATCATAATCACCCATAGTTACATCGGTAAGAAAAGCTCCTCTAATTTCCCACTTCTCAACAGCAGCTCCGACAGGATCAAGAGAAATCAAACTAAAGTTCTTTTTGTAAAAAGCTGCATAACCATCTCTACCAGAAATCGTTTCATGCGCCAATCGAGCCCATTCCATAACCTTCTGCGCCGCGGAGGGAGCAATAGGATCGTGAAGCCCGAGGGTCATTGTGTTCCACTCAAACTTACCAGCCAAATACCGTCTGGAGTTCAAGTAATCAATCGTAATACTTTCCTGTGAAAAAGACGGCCGAGAAGCTGATCTAGCAATATAAGCTGGCAATGTATCGTCAGTAAACTGAAACAAAAATCTATTTTGTCTCTTTGGTTCAAAAGTGTCAGCCAACATCGCGTTAACTTCAAAAGGCTGTGACATTCTAAATCTCCATCTTCATTTTTATTTTAATAAACATCCTATAATAAATACACTACTCATCAAAAAAATATAACAGAATGGGGCCGAAACCCCATTCCATTAAAGTTTTTACTCACTAAAAGCTGCGCCGTTAGGTGTGACGGTGAAGTCAAAGATAACGATTTCAGCTGCGGTGGTGGGTTTCAAGAAAATCTTACCCTTGATGATGTTTCTATCAATCAGATCAGGTGTAGTAGTGGTTTCATCCAAAATAGCTCTGAACTCATTGATACCATTAGCTGCCTGTACACTTGCAAGATAATCATTGACCTGAGTCAACAGACGCTCTCTTGTAGCAACAGTGTTAGGCTCAAAGATGAAGAGTCGTGAGAAGCCAGCAATGGTCTTACGAACCTCAATCATCATACGGCGAACATTAACTCTATCCAATACAGATTGTTTTACCTGTAGAGTTTTCTGACCAAAAACAACAATGCCTTGGCCTGGGAAGGTGGCAATAGGATTAACATTACTATTATAAAGATCATCACGCTGAGACTGTGTTAATCTTCTTCTAACCTCTAGTACCTCGTCCAAACCACCGCGATTAAACCCAGCGGGTGCAAACCACGGTTGCGCCACTCTATCATTGAATGCGTAAGCCCCTAGGACAGCCACCGAAGGCGGTACCCATACAAGCTTATCGTTATCAATATCATTAATACGTACCCAAGGATAATAAGTAGCACCATAGTTAGAGCTATACTTTTGTGCCTCAGTAATAGCATTTGCTACCGACAAACTCAAGCCTGCGCCTGTAGCAGTAGTATTAGCTATATCAATAAGAGCAAAAGCATCTGCTCGTGTAGCACACATATCAACCAATCTATCGGTGAGCGAGCCACCGGCAGATGAGCTAATACCTGGCATTGCAATCAGATTGAAATCAACTTCATCGGGATTAGAAAGAATTTTAATAGCTCTATCAAAGTCACCAGACAAAGTATCAGTGCCAGTAGATTGTTCAGTTTCCAACTGCTTCTTACGAGGATCAAATCCATCCCAACCACCAAACATCGGTACGGTAAAACGAACTGGATTATTAGTTGAGAAATTAGCTGAGCTACTACCCAGCTGATCAATAAAGGTATAGTTACTTACATTGCCAGAGCCAGCATAATCTGCCGCGGCAGCAAATACCAACATACCATTATCATTGCTTGTGGTACCTGAAGCAGAAGTAATGGTTCTCTTCAACCGATCACCAACACCTACCGATTGAAAATTAACCCCTGTAAAAATGCGTGAGTCAACAGCATTTACTGAATTGAGCTGATTTTGTTTCAATGGTAAGGCAGCAGCAGTAACACTNCCAATACCATCTCTTTCATAAGAGTTACTGGATACACCCTGGAATCCAGCAGGTCTTGCTTGAGCGGGATAATTACCCATAAATACTCTAACATACTTAGACTTATTAGGATAATCACCATTAAATAGAATTTCAGGCGGATTCTGTGACAAATCAAACTGCGTTCTTCTATCACCAATTACTCTAGCAATATAATTCTTGTTAGAAGGATCTAATACAACATCTGTAAAGTTCTCAAGAATGATTGGCTCTTCATCAGTATCATTAGCCATCCGAATACTTACAGTAAACTTAGGATAAGCAGTTTGAGAAGCTGCGACATCTACATTAGAAACAGAAACTTTATACTTGTTATTCTCAACATTGCCATCAGCCAGAGTGCTGAACTTGAACAAGTTATGAACAGTGCCATTCATATTCTGTGAGACAATCCACGGAGTATCAGCACCAGAAAAACCACCAGTGACTTGATTGAATGAATCGCCAGCAGCAGTGATGGTTGAAAAATCAGCGGCTGCACCTGCAATTGTTGGCTGAGCTGCATTAGCACTTACAGTACCTGCAGCACTACCATAATTAAATACAGCGTCTACATACAGATCGGTAAGTTGTTCACCATCATAAGATTGTATAGGATCAACGCCCAATACTTTCTTAATGTAATTGCCATCTGATTCGACAAGCGAAAGACCACTAACAATAGTATCATTAGCAGAAAGGGCGAAGTTACTAACAGTACCACTCATAACAATATCGAAAAGATCGGTGGTGCTTCTTCTCTTTACAACAGCCATACAGACATTAGTACCACTAATAGCTGAAGCTGAGTATACATTAGCAACAGGAAATGCGATAGCACCGACTTGGCCGGTGTTTACCGTGCCTCTACCGAGAACACGTACTACTGTGAGGGGTGAACCGTTTCTAAGATAAGACTTAGCGGCATAAGGCATATATTTTGTTATGTCTTGACCACCAAACGTATCTCTAAATTCACCAAAATTGCTTACTTGCACAGGTTTATACGCAGGGCCTGATGTAGTGCGGCCAATCAAGGCAGCACCAATCGTACCAGCACCAGCGGGTACGAAAGTATCATCAATTTCCTGAGTATAGACGCCTGGCGAGACAAAGACTTCGGCCATCTATTTTCTCCATCTATAAATGTTATAAAGCTGTATAGTTCTTGCGGCTTGAGAAGCCATTAAGAAAGATATACCTAGTTTTTTGTTCACGTAGAGAGTTAAACTTTTAACAATTACAAAAGAACCTATAAAACTCCTAAAATAAATATGAAACAAAAATTTGCTAAAACATTTATAGATGGAATAAATTACATTATAGAGCTACTTCTTCGTCTTCCGGTGCCTCAGCGGGTACATCTGCCGCAGGTGCATCTTCACCAGTAATACTCTGAATAAGAGCATTAGCATACTGAAGGGCTCCAGCATTAGTAGATAGGTTAGCGCGAACCGCTGCCAACTGCTCATCGAGTTGAGCGCGGGTCGCGGTTAATTGTGCAACGACATCAGAAAGGCTTTTCTGCTGTTCCTGCAAAGTTTCCAAGCTGATAGAATTATTATCTGCCATTACTTCCTCCTTTTGTTATTTAAAAAATCCATCGGTTTTCGATAGTATTCAGTGTTATATTTCTCGTAACCAGACTTGAATGCCTGATACGATTCCTCTATTTTACCAATAAACTCCGCAGATATTCCAACATAGTAATAACTTTGGTACTCTTCTGGATATCTGCGTAATCTATCTTTTGCCAACTCATAATAATAGGGTGCCTTATCTTTCATATTAAGTTTACCCCAATGATGTATAACCAAGTCTGTTTTTATGTACTTAAAACCCCCTCTATCTAGAGAGTTATAAAGAGTTTCGTGAGTATTAAACTCAAAAAATATTCTTGGATCATTTCTAAACAATCTTATACATCCATCATCAACCGCCAAATCATAACCTTTATAAGCTGGAACCTTTTTAACTCCAAACTCTTCTCTACCTACTGGAAGATAACCTCTTTGCTTTACCACAAAGGCATCTATGCCTTCCATCTTTACTGCTCTACTTATTTTTTCTATATTCTTTGAGTCTATTTCTTCATCTGAGTCCATCCGAAANACCCANTCAGATTCAGCCAANCTTAATCCAGCATTGAGTGGTGAAGAGTAGCAGTCGTGCCAAGGATAATACAAAACCTTATAGTCGCCCGACTCTTTAACCTTCCTCTCCCCCGTCACGACTACTACAACTTCATCTACTACACTCTCACAGCTTTTAATAATGTTTTTTACTTTTATAAACTCATCTTTACACATTATCAATAGTGCGGTGGACATATAAGGTATCCTCTTCTTCTTTCATAGATGTTTTTGCATCTCTATATTCTTTATCTGCCATCGCTGCTGTTACCACATCAATAGTACCTAATTGACTAGTAGATAAATGAGCCACTATGTCTGCATATACCAAAGCCGGAAGTTCCCCTGTATTATGTCGAGCCATATAGGAAACAAAACCAGCTAAAAATGTATCGCCGGCCCCTATAGAATCTATAAAACTTTTATTCTCATCTTTGGTAAAGCAAATCGTTTGCTCTAAATCTTTTAGATAAGTTACGAAGCCTTCGTCACCCTTAGTAATAATAACATTAGAATTACTAATTTTAGAAATGGTTTTAGCTATGTTTTTATCCGTTTTATTTACACATTCTTGAGCTGTCTTAAGATTAATCTTTAGCCAATCAGCATTTTCATGCTCGGGGTAAACAAAATTTGTATCTACAAAAACAGTTACATCATCTAGTTCCCGACTTCTTTTAATAATGCGAACAATGTCAGCTCGTTCAATAGTACCTTTATGGTAATCAGAAATAATAACAAAATCATCGGNNTCTATGAGTCCTACAAATTCATCAATTACTTTTTCATCATGTGTTATAGAATCATCTTCATCTTCTCGTAAAAGAAATCGCCCGTCCACATAGTATCTTATTTTTATCGGAAATCTTTCACCGGTATAAGAGAAATGCACATCTTCTCCNCATAACGACTTTAGATTTTGCNCCAGATTACCGGCCCCGCCATCAACCATTTCTTCTCGTTCACTTTCTACGACAAGAGCAGCGTTGTTAGCGGGNTCGGATCTGAGTAGCCTTAAAAACCTATAGCGATCCGTTAATAAATCACCAATTACAAGTATTCGATTCACTTAGATGCAGCGATGCTTACCTTGCGATAATCGGTCAACAACTTCTTCAACTCAGTCGCAGCCTTACGAGCACGTGTTCCAGCGGCCTTGTTGCCACTAGCATTCTTTTCGTGATTGGATTGAAACTCTTCCAGAACTATCTGGATTTGATTGTATGAATCCTGTACTGCCATTTTACTCACCTCCTTTGGTAATGTAATAATTCTCTAACACTAAAACATCAATGTTAGAGTTGTTAAATGTTTTTACAGCATCCTTGGGAGACTCCACAATTGGNTCTCCACCAAGATTGAACGATGTATTTAGTAAAACAGATACTCCTATCTTATCTTTAATGCATTTTAATAATTTATAAACTTTANTGTTTTGTTCCGCATTGACCGTCTGTATTCTGGCGGACCCATCTTCGTGTGTTATTCCCGGTAAATTGTCAACTTTTACCTTGTAAGACATCAACATGTATGAGTTAGCTTCTGTCTCTATAATATCAAAATACTTGCTGGCATCGTCTGTGGCAACGATGGGGGCGTATGGACGCCAATACTCCCGATACTTTACTTTGTCGTTTAGATGGGATTTGGCAAGCTCCCAGCAGGGGTT